CTCGGGGAAAGCTTTGAAACAGCATATAAGCAGGTTGATGATTTCCGGCAGGCCGTTGACGAAAGCATGGAAAGCTACACATTGGCAAGTGAAACCTTTAGCAGCACACTTCTTACGGACATGCTGACTGGGGCAACGCTGACAGATGAGGATATCGCGACGCTCGAGGGACTCGGAGAAGATATGCACAGTGCATTGATCTCCGGGATCACAAACAGCACCGCAGGCAGCATGTCCTATTTTGAGATGTTGTTCGGTGGCGAGGGGACGGCGGAAGAAAATGAGGCATACCGGGATATTATCGACCTTACAAACAGCTCCTACGAGCAGTCAATCGCGCAGGCGGAGCAGATTGGACAGGATTTCCGGGAAGCACTTACGAGCGCTTTTGCGGACGGCACCATAAACGACGAAGAATACCAGACCATTTTAAGCTACATGCAGTCGTACAACGACGCTATGGCAAGAGCAGCGACGGAAGCACAGAGCGAACAGGATTACATAGACCAGCAGATGCTTCTACATAAAGCACAGACGGCGAGCTTTGACGAAGTGAAAGCGGTATCCAAAGAGATTGAGGATGAGCGCGACCGCGTGCTTGCGGAAGCGGAAGAAAACTATCTCCGGGAGCGGTACGGGCTGCAATACCGATATGATCAGGCAATCAGGAACGGGACGGAAATAAACGGAGAGAAAGCAACGACGGCAGGGCGTGAAAAAGCGCTGGACGCGTTGGACGAGCAGTACCAGAGGCACGTACTGGAGCAGGGAGAGAAGTACGACGATATCATGTTCAACCTCTGGGACAGCCAGGCGAGGCAAAGCGATTATGCAGACGCGTACGGGGAGCTGGGAGAGCTTGCAGATCTTGTTTTAAGCGGAAAGCTATCGGCAAATTCCGCCGAAAACCTGTTTAAGGACGAGTATGGAAATAACAAATATGCTGGCGAGATGGACTTCCTGAGCGACAACCTCCGCACACAGATGAGTGAGCTGCTGACAAGAATGGTTGACGGTATGGGCGGGTACGAAGGGCTGGAAGCCCGCATAAACGACTATGTGGAAAAGGGAGACATGGAGCACGCGAACGAGCTGCGCCGCCTTTATGCCATGCAGCAGATCAATGACAATTTTGCAAAAACAGGAGTGATGGATTTAAGCGGTCTGCCCGCCGCAGTTTTCGGCGACGACACAATCACTTCATCCGCAAGAGACCGCGAAGCACCGCGGCAGGCGCAGATGGAAGACTTCGACGCCGTCCTTCAGGACGCAATACAGGAATATACGACTGCAACAGCCAGAGAGACGGTCGACATGTTTTCGACGGGAAAGGAGAACCTGAAAGCATTCCTTGACGTTCTGAGGCGCGAGGCAGAAGGGGAAACGCACCCGGCAGAGCTGTCGCAGGCCATGATGATGCTTGACGAAAACAGCTCTTTTGAAATGGAGAACATTATCCGCCAACTGTCGCAAAGATATGACTTTGAGAAGGTGCTTGCAGATACTGCAGGCGGTACACCGTTTGAAGATCCAGAAAACAGAATGCGGGACGCATATGCGGCATACTCCCTGATGTACGGAGGGGCAAGCGAAAACGCCGAGAGCTACCGCATACAGGTAATCCCGGAGGTTGATCCGAATACATCACTCGACCTGCCGCCCGTACCGCTGCCGGTTGAGCCACACGTCGAAGGGGCAGACAGCATGATCGAGCTGCAGGAGCAGGGCGTGCAGGTTTCGGTCGACGGTGATACACAGGGTTTGCAGGCAACCATAGACGGGGCGGACGGGCAAAACCTGATGGCCTATGTAGACGGCGATGCCACAGACCTGTCTATGGCGATTGCAGACCAGGACGGGAAGACACTGGTAGAAAACATAACAGGAGATGCTACGGAACTTGCGCGCATCCTGAACAGCTACAACAACAGGACAATCACGGTTAATCTGACCGGGCGGAAAATGTTCGCATCCGGCGGGCGCGCGACAAGCGAGTCCATTTTCGGAGAAGCCGGGCCGGAATGGGCCATCCCGGAGGAACATACGAAGCGCACGGGAGATCCGTTAAATGCCGCCCGTGCAGCGAGCGGGTTCACATGGCCGGAGCTTCTGGAAATGTATGGTGGACTAAACGCAAGGCCGCAGAAAGCGCCGACAACCATTATTTACAGCCCGACGATCAACGCACAGAATGCGTCGGGAGTGGAAGAAGTGTTGCGGACAGATAAAAAACGGCTTGAAGAGTGGTTTGAGGAAAGGCAGATGCGGGAAGAGATGGAGGTATACGCATGACATTAAGCGGACAGGCGTACAGGTGCAGCGCCGGAGAGACCTTTGACAGCGTCGCGCTTGTCGTATACGGGAATGAAAAGTATGCAAGCGAGCTCCTGTGTGCGAATCCCCTGCTGTGCACGGTCCCCGTCTTTGCCGGGGGAGAAGTGCTTGACCTGCCGGTAGTAGAAATCCCGGATAGCGAAGATGAAGAGGCAGACGACTATATGCCGCCGGTTGCCCCGTGGAAGGAGTGACGGAAGATGCCGAAAACAAACAGCGCTAAAAAGAAAACATCGGGCAGCAAGAAAAAAAGCAGCAGTAAAAAGAAGAAAAAGAGCTCCGGGGAGGTCGGGAGATGGAACGGTCATAAGTTCATAGTGTCGTCAAAGCTGATACGCGGCCTTTCAGACCTGACCATTAAAGGCGGAAGCGACACAGAGGATAAAGAGAAGAACAAACAGTATTACGTATCAAGAAAAAACGGAAAACCGACCGAGATATCTTTTACCGCCAGCCTGCACGCGCTGACCGGGTGTAAGGTGCGCACGGAAGCGCTTGCATTTGTTAAAGACGCTAAGGAAGGTAAGAAAGATTATCTTTACATAGGCCGGAAAAAACTGGTGCCATACAAAATGCTGCTAGTAGATGCGACAGTCAAAGAAGTCGAGATTGCAGCAAACAGAAGGTGGATCAGGGCGAAAGTACAGCTCTCCCTGAAACAAACAGGTACGGGCGGAAAATCGGTCAGTAAGAAAAAGGGAACCGGGAACGGAGGCTCGAGCAGCGGGGGCGGGAGCCAGAAAACGTCTGTAAAGGCATCGTCACCTGTTATAACAGGCGGACAAAAGGCATCTACAACCGCCCCGACGAAGGAGCAGACCACAAAGGATGGTTTAAGCGAAATTAACAGGATCACGTCAAATGCAAAAAAATACTCATCCACCAAAAAGAAAAGCGGGGGCTGGGCGGTGCAGCATATGGCGGCAAGATGATAGGAGGCGGGAATGGCACGGTATGAAATCGACAATACGGAGGCGCCGATTGATTTTCAGGGCAGCGATATCGTCCTGCGGACACTTCAGAATGTGAAGAACCTTTTAATGTGCCGGATGGGGGAGGTTCCGTACGACCGTTACAGGGGGATAGATCCGGCCATCTTTGATCTGCCGTTCGGGGAACTGCAGGACGAATTGTTGCCGGAGCTCGACCGCGTAATGATGTGGGAGCCGGACGTGGAAGTAGTGGATGCAGATGCGGAACTGCTTGAAAACGGAGAAACACGCATCAGAGCCATCATAGAAATCACGATCGGGGAAAACGGGGAAGGCGAAGCAGATGAAACGGATGAAGAATAAAAGGAGGCGGGGTGGATGGATTCTACAGAGCTGCATTATCTGACCTATGATCCTGATGCAATATGGTCGGAAATGATGATTGCATATGTAAAGGCGGGTGGAGACATCCTGTATCCGGGGGATGAAAAAGAAATGCTGCTGCGGAGCGTGCTTGCTGATATCGTGCAGGTTTTTGCAGGGGTAGACAATGCATTAAGAATGTGGACGTTGCGTTATGCTGTCGGGCCTTATCTGGATGAATACGGAAAAGGGAAAAAATGTAGCCGGATAGAAGCAAGTGCAGCGAGGGCGACTGTAACAATCACAACCAACGAAACCGGGAAAGAAGACGTTCTTCCGGCAGGAACTGCTATGACGTGTGACGGCGAGCTTTACTACCTGCTGACGGAGGATCTGACGCTGACAGGCTACCGCCAGACCGTGACTGTTGATGTTATAGCAGAAAGCGCCGGGAGCGCAGGAAACCGGCTTGCAGCAGGGACACAGATGGTTCTTGCCGTAACGAACACAGGGGTAAACAGCATTATTGTAGCCACAGCAGCAAGCGGCGGAAACGAGCGCGAGAAGGATGAAGCATACCGGGAGAGGATCCGCACATACGGCCTTACAGGCAATACGACCGGGCCGGTACAGCAGTACGAGGCAGCTACAAAAGGTGTCAGCAGTGCGATCGTGGATGCAAAAGCGTTGAACCTCGGAGCCGGAAAAGTCGGAATCTATCTGATCCTGTCAACAGACGAAGGAAAAGAGGAAATACAACAGGATGTCCTGAAGGCATTGTCTGAAAAGACAGTACGTCCACTGACGGATCATGTATCTGTATCACTGGCAACGGATATCCCGTACATGCTTGAAGTGCATTACGAGACAGACAGAAGCAGCGCCGCCGGATCCGCCGTTGCGCAGGCGGTAAAGGAGTATCAGGAATGGCAGGACAGCACAATCGGGCTTGCTTTCAATCCTGACCGCCTGATGGCAGCAGTCTACCAGGCGGGAGCAACAAGGGTTACATGGGGGCCGAAAAGCTCGTTTAACGGCGGGAGCCATATTACTTATACCGAAATAGGAAAAAGCGAACGCTGCAAGGGGACAATCACCTTGACAGCAAGCGTTAAGTAAGGCGGTGACGGGAATGTTTGAATTTGATGTGACACAGCGGGTACCGAAATTCATCCTGAACGACAAAAACGGGTACGCCGTCGCAAAAGCGATAGAAGCCGGAATACGGATCATGAACGATACCGTCGCGCGAGGATTGGAATGCCTGGTT